CTGATATTGCGTATAAGCGCGCCTCCATTCAACTTGAATTAGAAGATGATACAGAGCTAAGTTGTTGTCAGTTATTTGTTGCTAAATTTTGTGGAGAAAAATTCTAATGGCAGAACCAACCCCATCACAAGAAAGTTATCAACCTAAACGGCCTACGCCACCACCTAAAAAGTGATTTTTAATAGCTACTCATTTGAGTGGCTATTTTTTTACCCATCATTAACCTGTTTCAAATTTTTAAAGAGCATCGAGATATTTGTTTATGTGTATCTCGTTTTGATGGGTGCATTATGTACTTCTAGTTCATTATAGTCAAGAACAAAAAGTACATATTTTAGATAAAATGTACCATTTGTTCATAACAGATTGATTTTCAAATAAATAAATTTTCAAGAAATGCGTTTGATTGCTTATTTTTTAATCAGTCGCAAAGTAAAATTTGTGTTTTGATGTGTGTTTTTGAGATTTTTGCGATGCTGATCGCAAATTTTGGTAGCGATAGTTGGTTTAAATTGAAGTTTGTTTATTATGGCTCTGCCGATAAGGAGGGCGAATTATGAAAAAAGAGTTTAAAAAATGGCTAATCTCGCTGAATTGCGAAGGGATTAATAGCTTAGGGATTAATGAGATAGTGTCGCGCGTAGATGAAGAGTTGAGGATTGTGCGCGCTAATGAGCAGGAGAGGATTGTGCTAGAGGAGTTGATTGCGGAGTTTAAATGTTAATAAAAAAACCGCCAGTGAGGCGGTTTATAAACTGTTTATTGTTTGTCTAATAAATACCAACACTTCTCAGCCCATAAAATCTGATATTTAACATCTTTACTGTTGATATTTAACGAAAGAATATAGTCGGCATCCACTCTTTTTTTCTTCATTTTTTTTGCATATGACACAATTTGTTTTTCTGAGGGTAGATTTTGTACATTTATTCTTTCTATCATGCTTTCATGACTTCCTAAGTTTATAGCACGAGTTCTAGGAAGTTCTTTGCTATCGCAAACCTCTTGTATTTTGTGTAGCACGGCATAGTATAGTGTTTTAATGCATTCTCTCTGTTCTGTTTCATTTGTGGATTCTGCTAACTGCTTAGCTCTGTTGTAAATATCGTTCGCCTTAATCATTATCTAGCCTCATACATCATGACAAAATTATGAAAGTGAACGTTATTTTTTCTTTCAAATTCGATGATATAATCAGTTAATTGTTCATCAAACTTAAAAGCGGAATCTACATCTGACTTTTCATCAATAAATGAATAGACAATCGTCTTATCATCATAATCATAGTAATGCTCCACATAAACACTTTTTGGATGCTGCGGAGATAGATCAGATCGAATGCCATCAATAAGTTTTGATAGTAGAGGAAGGTCTATTTTTAGATCGTGATATGCTTTAAGCAAAGATTTTTTGTTATTAATCCAAGTAAAGTAATCTTGGGTTTGTTTGGCAGGGAGTTTTTCAATCATTTGCATTACTTTTTCGCACTCATTTATTTTAATTAAGTTATCTAACAAAAGATAAATTGAATGCAGCATTTCAATATCTTTAACATTAAGATTTAGCAGTTTCTGCGCTTGAGTAAGAGCAGATGCGGGGCGATACGAGTAGTATAAATCAATTGCGTAATTAAATCTAATACGAATATCACCGGGAGAAAATTTTATTGCAGTACGATAACTGAACTCCATATTGTTTAGATCACCCAACAAACAATAAAGAGTGCCAAGTAGTGAGAAAGCCAGAGCCTTATCATTAGTCTTGGTGAGCGGCTTTAATTCATCAATAAAAGCAAAAGCTTGGGCTTTATCAATATAATTTACATCGAATGATTTATTGCGGAAATTTACAATTTCCGAAGATATTTCGTTAAATTTGGTTAAAGCTATTGCTCCTACCATATTTCTTCCTTATGTCTTGGTTAGAGTTATTACAGATCAACAATATCCAGTATCAATTACTTTAATTACAGCGTTTCTACACGCTCTCTTGCTACACCAATAATGCGAATTTCATGGTTGAGCGAGCTTAATGTTGGAAACATCGGATTTAGCGGAACAAGCTCAAAGTGCGGTATGCCTTCTGGTGTTCTCGTGCCAAGCTCTTTGTATTGCTTAAACGTTGCCTCGTTGTCGCCATTGATTGCGGCCACGAATTTCCCAGGAGTAGGCAAAATGTCAGGATCGATTAAAACTAAATCGCCCTCATTAAAACGAGGGAGCATAGATTTTCCTTCAATTCGTAAATAAAACGAATTTTCAGAGGCTATAACTGTGCTTGGGATCATCTCGTAACCGTCAAAGCCATCAAGAGAGCTAATATCAGTCCATAGTCCAGCTTGGACTGAGCTTAATAAAGGGTAGGCTTTCTGTTTTTCGATTTTCTCAATAGAGGCATTCTTATCGCCATAAGTTAGCCATTCTTTTGTTACACCTAAAAAATCAGACAATACATAAATATTTGCTTGAGTTGGTAGTGTCTCGGCATTGAACCATTTGCTCACGGCCTTTGGCGTTATTTTCAGTATATCCGCAATGATTTTCCCCCTGCCTTTTTCTGGCAAGTTCTTTCTCTTACATGCAATGTCTAGCCGTGCGGCAAAGTCCTGTTTAATTTTTTCTTCAGTAATCATTTTTTCACCTTTGAACTATTGGTTCAATTATAAATAAAACTTGAAGTACTTTCAGTTCTGGATTATTATGTACTCTAAGTTCATTTAAATGGGTTATATATGAAAAGCTTAAAACACATTATTGACTCTTTGGGTGCGGCTAAAGTGGCAGATTTATGCGGTATTTCTGTGCGTGCGGTTTACAAATGGCGCACATCAAATTCTCTACCGAGAACTGAATACACAGGTGAGACCCGATATTCAGAAATTCTATCTCAAGCCTTGGAAAACGTTATTTCTGCAGAAGAGATTAGAAACTTTAGCAATCCCATTAAGTCAGGCTCTGCGATTATCGCATGACTGTAATTTACCAACACTAACCGAAAAGAAAACCATAAAAATAAGGCAAAAATTATGGCAATGAAACAAACCATTATAGAGATGATTGAGAAAGTACCTGGTGGCAAAAGTGCGGTAGCTGGCTTTCTCGGATTTACTGAAAGTGAATTAAATAATCGTCTTTATCAAACAAAGGGCCAACGGTTCAAAAATGAAGAGTTAATCGCTATTCAGCTTGAATATGGTTGCACACAATTTATTGAAGAATTATGCCGTGCCGCTGGTGGACGTTTTGTACCAGATACCTGTGCAGATGATTTAGATGCAGTAGAAATGGCAAATATTCAATTACATGAATTATCAGCTCGTGGATTGTTATTTGAAGCATTAGAAAGAGCACTTGCTGATGGTGAGATTACCAGTTGTGAAGAAGATTTGATCCGCAAGTTATTAAATAAACATTTAGCTGCAACACAACACTCAATCGAGTGCGTGATCTCGCTAAATAAACGTCAATAAAAAACCACGGTGTCCGCCGTGGTTAATTTATTAAGGAATATACTGATGGAGCAATTATTACCAATTACAAACGAAAATGCAAGCACTTTGACGATGAGTAGTCGTGAGATTGCAGAATTGTGTGAAAAAGAACATCGTCATGTCGCACGTGACATTGAAGTGATGTTTGAACAGTTAGAAATCAATCCTAAAGGGTATGTCCAAATTTGGACACACCCCCAAAATGGTCAATCTTACCGTGAATTTATACTGCCAAAGGATTTAACTCTTACACTGGTGGCTGGTTATAGCGTAAAACTTCGTAAACGTATTA